GCCGACAAGTCGTATGCGACCCAGATCTACTATGCGATGACGCTTGGCGCCACCCGCATGGAAGAGAAGAAGGTCGTTGAAATCCTCTGCACTGAATAAGGAGAAAAGCAATGGCTACTGTTTTTTCTGCGCAACGCACGAACACTCGTGCAAACCCGACCGTTAAGAACAAGGCCAACGAGCTTGGTGGCCGTGTTCGTGTTGCTCACGCAACGTACACTGCAGCCGCCTTGCCGAGTGCCGACGTGATCGAACTTTTTGTGTTGCCTAACGGCGCGCGCTTGATCACCGGCTCTATGGCAAACGCCGCTTTGGGCGCATCGACCACCGTGTCGATCGGCTACGCAGCGTATAAAAGCTCCGCCAATGCCACAGTGGCCTTGTCTGCAGCCGCCTACCTGGCTGCTACCTCGACCTCGTCTGCGGCAAAAACCGACATCCTTGCCACCTTGGCGCTGGGTTCGGGTTCGGTGCTTGATGCTGACGCCAATGGCGTGACCATCACTGCAACGATCGGCGGCGCTGCCGCCACTGGCGCGCTTGAAGTCACGATCCTGTACGTTGTGGACTGATAAACTGAGGGGGCAGGCAACTGCCCCCTTAACTCTTAAAGGGGCTACCGATGACCAGCACAGTTGATATTGCGAACTACGCGCTCAACATGATCGGTGGTTCAAACATCTCTAGCCTTGATGAGAACAGCAAGGCAGGGCGCTTGGTCAACCAGCGCTATGAATCTGCCCGCGATGCTGTCTTTCGCTCACATCCTTGGAATTGCCTAATCCGCCGCGCTGAGCTGGCTCAAGAGACGCAAGCTCCTACGTTTGGATATTCCTACCAGTACGCGCTACCGACTGACCCGTACTGCTTGCGGGTTCTTGAGTTTAGCAATGGCTCGCTGTCCTACCCGCAAGATAACATGTTCTCCAATCGCGGAGGCCCGGTGTTTGTCATTGAGGGTCGTAAGCTTCTGACAGACGAAGGCACGGCTCGGATCAAATATGTTGCGCGGGTAATTGACCCGCAGGAATACGATGCCAGCTTGGTTGAGGCTTTGGCTGCGCGTCTGGCGATGGAGATTGCCTATGCTGTCACTGGATCTACCACGGTTGTGCAGCTTGTGACCGCGATTTACGATGAGAAGTTGCGCGAGGCCCGGTTTGTTGACGCGACCGAAGGTGCGCCGCAAAAGCTTGAGGCAAGTGACTTTATCGAATCGAGGTTCTGATGTCTCGTTCAGCACCGTCTTTTAGTTCATTCACTGCAGGCGAGATCTCGCCACGGCTTGAGGGCCAGATCTCTCTTGAGAAATACCGTCAGGGCTTGTCAGAGCTGACGAACATGGTGGTCATGCCGCATGGTGGCGTGACCCGCCGACCAGGCACTGAGTTCCTTGGAGAGGTCAAGAACAGCGCAGCCAAGGCTCGCCTGATCCCGTTTCAGTTCAAGACCAGTGACACCTACATCTTGGAGTTTGGGCCACAAACCATGCGGGTTTACCGCAATGGACTGCAGGTTCTGACCGGCTCGGCCAGGACGATCACTGCTGTGACGAATGCCAACCCTGGTGTGATCACTTCCAACTCTCACGGATTCAGCAATGGCGATGAAATCTACATTACTGGCGTTGGTGGCATGACGCAGTTGAATGACCGCAATTACATTGTGGCCAATGCGACAACCAACACCTTTACGCTGACCGATCTGTTCGGCGCGGCGATCAACACGACATCGTTCACCACGTTTACCTCGGGCGGAACGGCTGACAAAATTTACCAGATTTCAACCCCGTATGTTGAGGCCGATCTTTTCCAACTGCGGTATGCGCAATCGGCTGACACGATGTACATCGTGCATCCCAGCTATGACATCCGCGTACTGTCGCGCACTGGATCTGCGGCATGGACGCTATCCACTGCAACGATTATTGGCTCACCTACTCCTGCACTTAGTGGCTCAGACAACCGCCCTAGTGTGGTGACCTTTTTTGAGCAACGCTTGGTGTTCGGAAACACCAACAACAACCCGCAGACGCTGTGGTTCTCAAAGAGTAGCAACTATCTGAACTTCACGGTTGGCACGGCTGCTGATGACGCGCTTATCTACACAATCGCCTCCAACCAGGTGAACGCGATCCGCTATCTATCGGCCACCAGAGTTTTGACCCTTGGCACCTCTGGCGGAGAATATGTCGTGACGGCCACCAGCGATGGGCCTGTGACACCGACCACGACACTGATCCGTAAATACTCAAACTACGGCACGGCACCGATCGAACCTGTGCAGGTTACCGACGTGACGCTATTTCTGCAACGCGGCAGCCGCAAGATCAGAGAATTCAAATACGTTGGTGACGTCAACGCGGATGCCTATCAGGCGCCCGACATGTCGATCTTGGCCGAGCATATCACTGGGGCTGGCATCACGCAGTTTGCCTACCAGCAAGAGCCTGACAGCATCATTTGGATGGTGCGGAGTGAAGGCACGCTCGTCGGTATGACATACCGCCGCGAGGAGGAGGTGGTTGCGTTTCACAAACATGTGATCGGCGGCACCTTCAGCGGTGGCCAAGCGGTTGTTGAAAGCGTTGCCACGCTGCCGACCGATTCTGGCGAAGACGAGCTGTACATGGTAGTCAAGCGCACGATCAATGGTGTGACCAAGCGTTACATTGAGCTGATGAAGCCATTCAACTTTGGCGGCGTGACCACCGGCGCTTTCTTTGTGGACAGTGGCCTGGCCTACAGTGGCACTTCTGTGACAAGCCTGTCTGGTCTGCATCACCTGCAGGGCGAAACGGTGTCAATTCTGGCCAACGGCGCAAGCCACCAGGACAAGACGGTGGCTAATGGCGCTGTCAGCCTGAATGTTTCCACCACGGTTGCCGCTATCGGCTATGGCTACACCAGCGTGATGGAGACCTTGCGCTTAGAGGCCGGATCTTCTGACGGCACGAGCCAAGGTAAGCCTAAACGCATCCACGCCATTACGGTCCGACTGCATGAGACGGTCGGCGCTGAGATCGGAAGCGGCTCGGACAAACTTAATCGTATCTACTTCCGCGACAGCTCCATGCCAATGGACCAGGCTGTGCCGCTGTTCACTGGCGACAAGGATATTGAGTTCGAAGGCGGCTTTGACGATGACGATCGCATCTATGCACGGCAAACTCAGCCGCTTCCACTAACGGTTCTTGCGCTATTCCCGCGCCTGAACACCTTCGACAAATGAGGTGAGTGATGTCTTTGTTCGGGCTAATCTCTCTAGGGGCATCGCTTCTCGGCGGCGCATCGCAAAAACGTGCCTCTGACCGTGCTGCCGCTGAGGCGAAAAAAATTGGTGAGTTCAACGCTAAAATCATTGAACGCGACATCGATCTGCTTGAACGCCAGCGCCAGATCTTTAATGCAAACTTCGTAACCCAAACTGAGCGCAGCAAGAGATCATTTGAGCGGGATGTGCAAGGCTCCGTGCGTGCCGGTTTCGGCTCTGCCGGCATCGACATCTCGCAAGGCTCTCCGATGCAAATACTTCGTGAGAATGCTCGCGAATTCCAGTATGAACAGGATGTGGCCGAGTTCAATAGCAAGATCGTTAATATGCAGATTACCGACCAGCAGGAAAATGCGCGACTTAATGCGAAGATGTCTCGCATGGAAGGCAGTGCGCAGGCTGCAGGCCTACGCGCACAGGGGACTGCCAGCTTGATCAGTTCCATTGGTCAAGCCGCCCAAATTGGCTATGAATACAAGTTTTTTGGGGGCTAATCCATGCGCATTCCAGTCTTCCGTTCTGAAGCTCAAGCTACTAGCGAGGCGCCAGGGTCACGCATTACGGCGCGAATGAACGCAGCGCCTTTTATCCAGGCTGCTTTGAGCAAGGGCGATGTTTTAACTGAGGCCGTCAATCAGGTTGGTGAGTATGCGCTGATGCGTGCCAAGGCTGATGCTGAAGTCCAGTACAGCGAGGCCATGCTTGCAGCCGACGAAGAGATGCGCGTTCTTGCGGAAGACTTCAGCAAGACCGGTCGGCTTGAAGATGTCATTAATGAAAATGGTGCATGGCGCACCAGAACCAAAGACATCCGCGATCGCCTGGCTGACAATCTGTCCAGCCGATCAATGACAGATGCCTTTAACTCACGCTTTAGTCAGCAAGAGTTGACGCTGCGTTTCCAACTGCGCGACTCAATTCAGTCGCGGATGGAGCGCCAAATTGGCGAGGCTCGTGCGCAAAGGATAAAGAGCGCTGAAGACAGCATTGCTAATGGAACAGACATTGGCATGTTGAACATGGTGCTGACTGGCGTAGGAGTTGACACAAATCGGCTTGAGCAATTCGGCCTTGGCAATCCAGAAGCCCTCAAGGCTCAAGAGTATAGCCTCCTTAAAGACGGCACGACCCGTGCCGCGATCAAATATATTGAAGAGCAAGATCTGTCGATCGCTGCGGCGAGCCGGCTTCACGAGGCTTTGAAGACAGACGACCCGTCAAAGATCCCTGACGCTCGTGGCCTCTATGTTTACAGCCTGATGCAGAAACTAGACCCGGTTGATCGGGTGTCTATTCTGAAGACTGTCAACGGCCTTTCGGAATATGTGAACGGCCCGACCCTAGAACAAGAGCAGTTTCAGCTTCGTACACAGGGTGCGTTCAAAGAAACCAAACAATCAATCTCCTCGGCTGTCTCTACCCTTAAAAGTGGTGGGACTATTCCAGATGCTGAATGGGCGCAAGTCGGCTCTGTCATCAGTTCCGCTAGGGATGCGGGAATAGATCCTGGCTTGGTGGCTGCAGTCGAAACTCAGTATCAGGACGCCTCGTTCCTTCGCGACCTGTCCAACGAAGTGAAAATTGCTACGCCGCTTCAGGTACAGAATATCCTGACCGATCTGGAAAGCGGCACAACATTTGGCGCGGCAGGTCTTGATACAAACCGCGAGCAAATCGCAACTGATTTCTTGAGATCCTTCAAGGACAATATGCAAAAGGCCATCACTCAGGATGGAGGCTTGTCATGGGGCAACCAAAATGGTCAGGTCAGATTGCAGCCGATTGACACCTCGTTTGCTCAGCCTATGCCAGAGTTGGCCCAGGCACGGATCAATGATGCAATGAAGGTTCGCGATCTATACCGCCCAACGCCGATCGGAATCCCATCTGCAACACCTGTTTTCTTGCTGCAGGCTGAGCGTGATCAGATCGCAGCAAACTTTGATGCAGCCCCCCCGCTGCAAAAGCTTCAGATGATCTCAAACATCAATCAAAGCTTTGGTGGATATGCTTCTTCTGTCATTGCTGAGATAGCGCCAAAGGTTCCGGCGATGGGGCATGTTGCCGGTCTTTTGAGAGACGGCCAGGGGGCTACGGCTGAGAGGGTTGTCACCGGCCTTACGTTGCTTGCGGCTGGCAACAAACCAGGTGGCGCCACTCCGGAGATGACTGAGCCTTTCGTGCGCGAAATCGTTTCGTCGTCTCTGTCGTTTTTGTCTGCAAGTGCAAACGCGCAGCTCACCAAGGCATTGAATGAATCGGCTATGGCGTACTACACAGGAGAAGCCAGCCGGCGCGGTGTAGTCGATTTTGATCCTGGCCTCTGGCAGGAATCGGTCCTGGCTGTGACGGGCTACGACAACGCAACTGGACGCGGTGGCATTCAAGAGGTTCGCGGCATTCAAACCATGTTGCCACCGACGATGACTGCAGATGACGCAGAAAACCTACTGTCTAGGCTTGACACCAAAGGAGCCTATCGTCCTGTCCCTTGGAACAAAGACTTGCTCATCGACACAGATACATCTGAAATGCTTGCAGAGGCATCTGATGATGATGAGTACAAGGCAATGGTCTTTGGCAAAGACGAGCAAGGGCGTCAGGTTTACGCTCTCACCTACGGCCAGTATGGCGATAATTCGTTTGCTGTTATGATTGACGGAAGAGGCGATACGATCACGTTCACCTTCGAAGATCTGATGGAGCTTGAATAATGGGGATCATTCCGTCCCAGCCAG